TTGCTGCTAAAAAGTAATATATAATACGAATATTGAAACAGTGGTGGGCTGTTCAATACACAACAATAACCCACCGTTACGGCTACCTATTTCCCGGTAATACCGCTACAGATAGCCCCAACTTGAAAGGTAAATATGAACGAGTCTGTTATCACTCCTGCTGCTAAACCAGTAGTTGCATTTGGTCGGCGTAATGCTGGAGAAGAGCGAATCAAACAAGCTGAGGAAGAAATTGAAAATCTAAAGAATCCTAAAGCTGAGGTTGCGGCAGAAGAACAGGAAGATGCGTCACTAAGCGCTGAAGAAAAAACATTTAAAAAACGATATGGAGATTTGCGTAGGTATTCGCAAAAACAACAAGAGGATCTTCAGAAACAAATTGATGAGTTAAAAACTCAGCTTACTAAAACTGCATCTAAACAAATTCAAATTCCTAAGACTGAAGAGGAAATTGACGCTTGGGCATCAGAATATCCAGATGTTTACAAGCTTGTAAAGAGTATTGCAATTCGTGAAGCCAAACAACAAACAACAAGTTTGGAAGAGCGGATGAAAAAGATTGATGAGATGGAGCGCAATGCTTCCCGTGAAAAAGCGGAAATTGAGCTAATGCGTTTGCATCCAGATTTTGATGAAATTCGTGAAAATGATGATTTTCATGAGTGGGTAAGTGATCAACCAGATTGGGTGCAAAAAGCCCTTTATGAGAATGACACAGATGCTCGTTCTGCTGCTCGTGCAATTGATTTGTACAAATCAGATCGAAACATCAAAACTAAGAAGGCTTCTAGCAATAAAGATGCTGCTTTGGCAGTATCCCCGGCTCGTGGCAAATCAACCCCTAACGGCGAAGGCACAGAGGGTATGATTTATGAGAGTCAAATTGCTAAAATGTCTACTTCCGAATATGAGCGAAACCTTGAAACTATCCATGCTGCCATGAAATCTGGCAAATTTGTATACGATATGAGTGGTGCTGCTCGTTAAATAGTTGACAAGATTGAAAATATCTTGTATAACTAGTGGGTAAGGCGAGAGATTATACTTTCGCCTACATTCCTTTACAGCCGACCCCTAGAAGTCTAACCTGTAACGGAATAAACTGTAAAATGACATTTTTGTCTATGTTTCACAAAGCATAGTATAGAATACCTATAGAAATTAGCCGATAATAGAGAATAGATCTAGAGTGTTCTCGATTATCCACCTAATTAAAAATAGCCCTACTACGATAGCCGAAGTGAGTTTTAATGCTATAAAAGGAGAATTTTAAATGGCATTTCCTTCCGCTGGTGGCTATGGCAACCTGCCTAATGGTGTTTTTAGCCCCGTAATTTATTCCAAGCAAGTTCAGCTTGCTTTCCGTAAATCGTCTGTTATTGAAGCAATCACTAACAACGATTATTTTGGTGAGATTGCCAACTTTGGCGATAGCGTTCGTATTATCAAAGAGCCTGAAATTACCGTTACCGCTTACAATCGTGGTACTGCTGTAAACGCTCAGGATCTGATTGATACTGACTACACGCTGGTTGTTGACCAAGCAAACTATTTTGCTTTTAAGGTTGATGACATTGAGGCTGCTCACTCACATGTGAACTGGATGTCTTTGTCTACTGATCGTGCTGGCTATCGCCTGCGTGATACCTATGACAATGACGTTCTGAAGTATATGTCTGGTTACACCACGGCAAACGCTGTTCGCACCACCTTCCCCGGTACTAAGGCTGATTCTGCCGCTGGTTCTGACGAGTTGTTGGCTGCTAACAAGCTGTTCCGTGAAAGCTTCGGCAATCTGACCAGCGCCTCTACTCTTGGTTCTATTCCTCTTGCTCCTCGCCTGCCGGGTGCAACTGCCATTTCGTCTAGCACTGTGTCTCCCATGATGCTGATTGCTCGTATGGCTCGCCGTCTAGATCAACAAAACGTTGACAGCAATGGTCGTTGGTTGGTTGTCGATCCCATCTTTGTTGAGATGCTGAAAGACGAAGACTCTCGCCTGTTGAATGCCGACTTTGGTGGCTCTGGCTTGCAGAATGGTTTGGTTTTGAACAACGTGCATGGATTCAAGCTGTTTGTTTCTAACAACCTTCCGTCTGTTGGTACTGGTGCTGGCACTGCTGGTAGCGCCGAGCAAGCTACTAACTTTGGCGTGATCGTTGCTGGTCATGAGAGCAGTGTTGCTACTGCTGAACAAATCACGAAAACCGAAAGCTATCGTGACGTTGACAGCTTTGCTGACATTGTTCGTGGCATGCACCTGTATGGTCGCAAGATTTTGCGTCCAGAGGCGCTGGTAACGGCTCGTTACAACGTTGCTTAATCGTTGTTAATTGGGGAAGCTGCTTAACTGCGGCTTTCCCTTTTACTATTTAAATCAAAATGTCTACATTTATTTCTCTTACGAATGAATTGCTGCGCCGATTGAATGAAGTTCAAATCGATGAAACAGACTTTACTGCTACTCGCAACATTCAAGCTCTTGCAAAAGACTCAATCAATTCATCTGTAAAAGAAATCATTCATTCTGCACAAGAGTTTCCTTTTCTTCTTACAACTAAACAGCAAACTCTTACTCAGGGAATAAACGAATATTCTTTTCCCGCAGACACTAATTCTGTAGATTGGGAATCTTTTTATCTTAAAAAACATTCTAGTGGATCTAATGCACCTAGTGTTTTGAAAGCAATTCCTTATTCTTTATATTTGTCTAATTATCGTGCTAAAGATGATGATGGAGATGAAGGGGCTACTGAATTTGTATTTCAAACTCAAGATTTAAAATTTGGCGTTTCTCCGGTTCCAGATAAAAATTATATTATTGAATATAAATATTGGACATTTCCATCTGCATTGGTTTCATCTAGTGATTCTTGCATTATTCCTGAAAAATTTAATAGTGTTATTATAGATGGTGCAATGATGTTCATGATGTTGTTTAGAAGCAACGAACAAAGTGCGTCTATACATCGTGAACGATTTAATGATGGTGTTAAATCAATGCGTAGAGTTTTGCTAGATGAACCATTGTTTATGTCTTCTACAATGATTATTAAATAATGGCAGATCGCATTAGTTCGTTTAAGGTTAGTTGTATCGGTGGTTTAAATACTAACCGGGACATGCTAATGCAGGGGTCTACATACCCCGGATCTGCTATACAACTTATTAATTATGAGCCATCAATAACTGGTGGATATCGCCGTATTTCTGGATTTACTAATATATATGGCACTGTGCCGGGTCAGTTAAAAGTATTAGGTGTTGCTGTAGCTGAAGGAATTAATGACGGAATTTTTGCATGGCGTAGACCTGTAAGTGGTGATAATTATTTTTTTAAATGGAACAATACTCTTTCTAATTGGGATGCTGTTTCAACTACTCCGGGTTTAAATTATGCTAATATTAAAAAAATTAGACATGTATTTTATAATTGGTCAACTCCAAAATTAGTTATTGTTGATGGAGTGAATCCTGCTGCAATTTACAATGGAACAACATACACTCAGATTACATCATCTCTTGCTCCATCTGCACCAAAATACGCAACGATTTATAAAAGTCATTTATTTTTAGCTGGTAATTCTACAGATCCACAAAATTTATATTTCTCAGCACCACTTGAAGAAACAAGTTTTGATCCTGCTTTAGGTTCTGGCGTGATTAATGTGGGTTTTGATATTGTTCAAATTAAAGCGTTTCGTAATTCTTTGTACATTTTTGGAAAAAATGCAATTAAAAAACTTGAAGGACGAAGCATTGTTGATTTTGTTGTATCTGATGTAACTACTAATCTTGGTTGTTTAATTTCAGATAGTGTTATTGAAATTGCTGGTGATTTGTTATTTTTTGGACCAGATGGTTTTCGACCTGTTGCTGGAACATCAAGGATTGGTGACGTTGAACTACAGACTGTATCTAAACAAATTCAAGCAACCGTTTCTGCGTTTGCAAAAGAACTTGTTGCATCAAGCATTGATCAAGATACAATATCCTCTGTTGTAATTCGTGGAAAATCACAATTTAGGTTATTAATAGAAAGTGCCGGGTTGTTTGGTTTTCTTGGAGGACTCAGACAGTCTGAGCAAGGAATTTCGTTTGAGTTTACACAAATATATGGAATTCCTGCATCTTGTGCTACTAGTGGATATATTAATAGCAATGAAATTGTAATTCATGGGGATGCTTCTGGAAAAGTTCATCTGCAAGAAAGCGGATCTTCTTTTAATAATACTCCGGTTTTAAGTATTTTTCAAACACCTTATTATTATTTTGATGATCCAACAATTCGTAAAAATTTTTATAACATTACAACGTTTCTTCGTGGAGAAGGAAGCGCAAGGTTAGTGTTTGGTGTGTCGTATGATTTTGACGATTCGATTAATGTATTTAATCCAGCCAACTATGAAATTAACACGGAGGGGGCTGCTGCTTATTACAATGAAGCAGTGTATGACAGCACGGCAATTTACGATGGTAATCCTTCCCCTGTTACAAAAACAAATATTGCAGGGTCTGGATTTTCTGTGTCATTTAAATACGTCACTGAAGACACAAATGAAAGTCATACAATTCAAGGGTTTGTGTTAAACTATTCTATGAACGACAGACGTTAAGGAGATAATTTTGGCTGGATATACTAGACAATCCTCGGCAGACATTGTGCCAATTGCTGTTGTTAGAGCAACACCAATTAACAATGAGTTTAATGCTATTCGTGATGCTTTTGATGAAGATTCTGGGCATAAACATGACGGCACAACAGCAGAGGGTGCGCTTATTCCTCTGATTTCAGATACGACTGAAACCAATAAAGTTGTTGTTGATGGAACAGGTAATAAAGTTGCTGTTCACACTTCTGGTGCTGAACAAGTAACTGTTGTTGATGGTGGAATTGTTCCTTCTGTAAACAACGACATTGACCTTGGCACTCCTACTAAGCAGTTTAAAGATCTGCATCTTGATGGCACAGCCAATATTGACAGCCTTGTTGCTGACACTGCTGACATTAATGCTGGTACGATTGATGCAACAGTTATCGGTGCAACAACGCCTGCTGCAATTACAGCTACAACTATTCAGTCTAATTCTGGTATTACTGGCAATCTAACGGGCAATGTCACAGGTAATGTCACAGGTAATGTCACAGGTAGTGTCACAGGCAATGTTACAGGTAATGTTACAGGCAACGTTACAGGCAATGTCACAGGCAACATTACCTCTACAGGTACTTCCACTTTTTCTAATATAGATGTTAACGGTGGTGCAATTGATGCCACTCCCATTGGTGTAACTACTAAGGATGTTGGCAATTTCACCAACATTACTGGCACTGGTACAGTTAACTTTTCTGGCGCAACAGTTAGCAATCTTGGTACTGTTACTACTGCTGCTATTAACGGCGGTGCAATTAACAATACAACGGTTGGTTTTACAACACCATCTACCGTTAAAGGCACTACTATTCAGGCTACTACAGGCTTTACTGGTAATTTAACAGGCAATGTTACAGGCAACTTAACCGGCAACGTTACTGGTGCTGTAACAGGCAATGTTACAGGCAACTTAACCGGCAATGTTACATCGACTGGTACATCAACATTTAACAATGTTACTGTTAATGGTAACTTGAACATGGACGCAGCTTCTGCTGCAACCATCACTAACCTGACAGCGCCAACTTCTGATCTTGACGCAGCCACTAAGAAGTATGTTGACGATAGCGTCAGCAACTTAGTTGATGCTGCCCCCGGTACATTAAACACGCTTAATGAGCTTGCTGCCGCTCTTGGGGATGATCCCAACTTTGTCACTACTGTTACCAACTCTATTGCTACCAAGCTTCCTTTAGCTGGTGGCACGATGAGTGGCAATATCAATCTTGGCGGCAACAAGGTGACCAATGCTGGTACGCCAACAGCCTCTACAGATTTGGCAACAAAGGGATATATTGACAGCACTTACATTGATTACTCAACTGCTGCTAATGCTGCTGCTGATGCTGGTAAGCTTGCTGTTAATCCTGAAGACTCTCAATACACTCTATCTACTGGTGCTACTGGCTTTTCTGCTTTGCATTATGCAGCTAAAGCAGCAGCTAGTTATGACTCGTTTGATGATCGTTATCTTGGTTCTAAAACTTCAGATCCTGCCTTAGACAATGATGGCAATGCGCTGATCAACGGTGCTATGTATTTTGATAGCGTAAACAATGTGATGAAGGTGTACAACGGCACTGAGTGGCAAGCAGCATCTTCGTCTATTGAAGGCATTAAGGGCAACTTTTTCTACACAGCAACTGCTAGTCAAACTGTATTCAGCGGTGTTGATAATAACACCAACCTGTTGGTGATCGATCAAGCTATTTTGACAAACGTATTCCTCAACGGTGTTCGTCTGATTCAAAACACAGATTACACAGTTTCTGTTGGTGGAGACAGCGTTACATTGGCATCTGGCGCAACTGCTGGCGACATTGTTGAGATTGAGGTGTTTGGTAACTTTGCTGGTCAAAGTGGTGCTGATGTCTCTATTACTGGCGGTAGCATTACTGGGTTGTCTGCACTTGGTGTTACAGGCAACGTCACCCTCTCCGGCGGCACAGCCAACGGTGTTCTGTACCTCAATGGGTCTAAGGTTGCGACAAGTGGTAGTGCGTTGGTGTTTGATGGGACGAACGTGGGGATTGGGAGTACAAGCCCAACATCTAAAGTTCATATCGCCCAATCATCGGATACCAATTTAAGTGGTCTGCAAATCAGAAATGCCGCAGACAACAATTCAATTTTCATTTGGCAAGATGGCACAACAACAACCTATGATGCAGGGACAAACGGAGATCAAGCATGGAAAGTAGCTAGTTCTGAGCGTATGCGCCTGACCTCCACAGGTCTGGGTATTGGGACGAGTTCGCCCACTACGTCTTTGCAAATTAACAAAGATTCAACATCTGGTGCGGCTGGCGGCATTACTGTAAAAACCGCAGACAGTAATGAAAGTTTCATTTCAATGGGTGTTTCTACCAGCCTTGGTAGGGCGTTTATTTCATCTTTGCAAAATGGAGCCGGAACCGCACAACCTTTGGATTTTATAACCGGCACTAGTAGCACAAATGTCCGCATGCGTATCGACTCCTCCGGCAACGTGGGTATTGGGCTTAGTTCGAATTTAAGTGGGTTGAATGTAAACGGGGCTGTTCGTTCGCAAAACAGTGTATCAAACATTAGCTACATTGGGTTTACTGCATATACAGGAACAAGTGCCGCCGGTTCAATGTTTTCGTACATTGGCGGCGATGGTCGAAATAGCGGCTATTTAAGTTTTAATACCAATGACACAGAACGCCTCCGCATCGACTCCTCCGGCAACGTGCTGGTGGGGACTACGATTACCAATCCTGTTTCCAGTAACGCTGACAGCGGTGTTCAACTTGGTGATGGGCGAATTCGTGCCAGTAGGGTTGACAGAGCCGTTCTTGAGCTTAATCGTAAAACGTCAGATGGCGGTATTCTTGACTTCTTCAAAGACGGCACTACGGTGGGAACTATTGGGGTAAAAAATAACGGTTACTCTGGTCTTTATATTGGAACCAGCGACACAGGATTATCTTTTCAAGGCGAGACAAACAACGCTATTACGCCTATAACTCCTAGCACTCAAGCCATTGCTGATAATCTTATTGACCTTGGAAGTAGCACATCACGCTTCAAAAGCATCTACCTATCAAGCGGCGTCTATGTAGGCGGTACAGGTGCGGCTAACCACTTGGATGACTATGAGGAGGGGACTTGGACTCCTACGTTTACTAACTGTGGCACAGCAGCGGTAACAGCTGCTAGATATACCAAAATTGGCAGAACTGTCTCCATCTCAATGACCATGACAGCCACAAGCATCGTTCTTAATTCTTCACGATTTACTCTGCCGTTTACTTGCGCTTTGTTGACATCTGGGACTTTTACCAGATTGACATCGGAAGGTGGATTTGTTGAAGCACAGACAGCAAGCAATCTTTGTTTCTTTGCAACAACTCCCGGGTCAACTACTGGCACATTTGTTGTTGGCCTAACTTTTTCTGTATAAGGAACAAAGAGTCTAAATTTAATTATCTGCATTGGATTATGAAGACGGACTTTAACTGAAAGGAAAATATCATGGCTCTCGAAAAACAAACAGTAGTAGACAAAATGGAAGTGCTGGAAGACGGCACGATTCAGGTACGCACGGCAACCCGTATTGTTGAAGATGGCGAGGTCATCTCAACTTCATACCACCGCCATGTGTTGCACCCCGGTGCTGACTATTCAGGCGAAGATGCACGAGTACAGGCTATCTGTGCAGCCACACATACCCCCGAAGTAGTCGCCGCCTATGCTGCTAAACAAGCTGAACAAAACAAGCCGTAATTAACAGCCCGTATTGAAACATTGGAGAACAAATGACTAAAGCAAGAGACTTAGCTAATATCACCTCATCTGGCAGCATATTAGCCGATGGGGTTATCTCTTTATCTGAGGTGACTAGCGGCACTAATAATGGGGTTGTTTACTTCAGTGGTGCTGGAGTAGCCAGTAGTGGCAGTGCGTTGACGTTTGACGGGACGACATTTGCCACCACAGGCAACGTAACCCTTGGCGATGCCTCTACCGACACTGTTCAGGTTAATGGATATATGGGGGTGGGCGGTGCTGCGAACGCTAACCGAGCCGTTTATTTGGCTGGCACAAATACCGGCACAGGGACTTCTCAGAACGGTGTTTTAGTCAATCAGTCATGTAGCTCATCTGCAACAAGCAATTTCGCTGCGGTAGAAGCAACGTCGATCACGCCAAATACAGCATTCACGCTCACAAGCGCCTACGGGTTTCGTGCAACGGATGCGTCAAAAGGCGCAGCATCGACCATCACCAACCTATATGGTGTCTACGTCAACGACCAAACCCAAGGCACCAATAACTACGGCATTACCTCCACAGTCTCTTCCGGCACGAACAAATGGAACATCTATGCCAGCGGGACTGCAAATAACTATTTTGCGGGGAATGTGGGGGCTGGGACTAATGTTCCTAGCAACCCTTTACATATCTACGCCGCCTCTGCGCCGCAAATGAGGATTCAAGACGGCGTTGGTTCTTTTTATATTGGGCGAGATGGCACTGGAAATGCTCTGCTAAATATGAATCAG